CAGTTTCATAACAATAACTTCCCCAAGATTGGGGTCACGCATACGCTTAACAACGTATAGGTCATGCTCATAAACCCGTATAGGCTCTTCCTCTTCTCCTTGAGTAAGGTAAATACCGCCGTTCTTACCCCTAAAAAACGGAGCAGGATACTTAGGTATGACATGTACCTCGTCTTCCTCATCCTCGCTTTCTACTACGACAGTGTTGTCCTCTTCCGTAGCTTCTAGCACCTCTTTGCCTAACACTATGGGTGACTTAATCTTCCCTTTGTGTGGGCAGCCATCACAGCCACCCGGGTTGTTCTTTTCAAACTCATCGCAGGTATGTGGCCCAACGATGTGCTTGGTTTTGTACTCCGTAGTTTCGTAGTCATAATCTGGGTGCCCCTCAGACATCCTGTGGATGGCAGAGTCACGGTCACTGCAAAACTTTGCAATAGACAGTGCATCAAACCACTGAGGTTCAGACAACGCATCCCTGTGCTGGTAGGCATATAGCAGTTGCTGGCAGCCGTCCTCTCCACGCATCATGATCTTCTTGAACGATGACACGGTATTATCTACCAAGGACTGGGCCAAAGCCGTTAACTCACGTTTTTCTTTTTTGGGACGGTCTTCGACCCCCAGAATGTTACGGAATTCCGTGAAGTCAACCGGGTCCGCAAAGCTGAATACTTCTACTTGCTTAGGTGGATCGTCTTTGAAGTTATATGTACCCGGAATGCGAAGCACACGGGCTGCCTCAAACACCTGTCCATCAACATGGAAGTTATGCAGTACACACAGATCACGTAGCCTCTCGGCTACAGGCTCCCAGTCATCCCGGGATACTTCGGTTGTTAAAGGCCAGTACGCATGGATGCCCCTGCCAGAGTTAACCAGAATAGGTTTCGGTATGCCGATCAGTTTGCAGAAACGTTTAAGCTCTTGTAATCCTGTTAGCTGGTCAATGTAGCCAAATGGCCTTCCAGTCTTTTCGTTGATTTTCTCTTTGCCTTCACCGCAATCAACGTCCATAAAAAAAGCTTTAAGGGCTCTTACGTTTTCCTTCTTACGCCCAACGTTTTCCTTGAATCTGGCGACACCAAAGAACGCATTACGTCCTTCTGCTACAAACTGTTGTGCTACTCGGTCTAGTTCCTCTCTGGTGGCTACAAGCTTCTGCTTGACATCAGTCGCGCCCTTTATGCCCAACACGGCAAACCACCCCTCGGATGGCTGCACGATGTCTAAAAGGTCTTTTTGTTCTGTCATGGGTGTAATAGAGGGAGTGATCCCTCATCGGTCTCCTTGCACCAAATCGAATAAGTAAGTTAGCTGATTGAATCAATATAGTGAATCAATATAGTCACGGACGTCAGGTGCAATGCCGCTTTGCGGGGAACGTGCCCCGATAAACCAGTTATAGACCGTCTGTCGGCTTACGCCCAGCTCCTCGGCAACCTCGGCAACAGGTATATTATTTCTAATACACGCTCTGCCGAGGCGCACGCCAAGAAGCCAGCCGTTTGCCCTTTTATTGAGATAGATCAGCTTAGCGCTGTATCCGTAGCTCATGGATTACTCGTCGTCGCTCCACGCGCTTACTACATCAGCAAGGTTAGCTTTTGCCTTGGGCGCAGGCTCGGCTTTCTTTGCTTGGCGCTTTACTGGTGCTTCAACTTCCTCATCATCTTCAGGTTCGTCTGAACGGGCTACCACTGGCTTCTTTTCTACCGCCGCTGGTTGCTTCTTAACACCGTCGTTTTGGGCAACAGTAATCATGGTGTACAGCTTGGTCTCTGGTTGTGATTGAGCAGCTTTAACCATTTCATACTCGTCGTCACTGATGTTGCGCAGCGGAGTAAACAGTAGCTCCATAGTTTCTGCGTTGGAATCAAACGAGACGTTAGTCACTACGTTGTCTGGTGATTCGCCGTTGGCGATCAGAAACTTGACGTAAGACTCAAACGGATGCACGTTGCCGTGGCCTTTACCAAACAAAGACTTTGCTGGTACGTTAAATTGATACACGTCACCAGAGTCATCACCTTCGACCAACACAGAGATGCGGCGTTGGTAGCGACATGCACGACCACCATTCTCACCAGAGCCTTTGATGTTTTGTGGGCAGTCAGCGCAATTGCTGTGCTGCTTGTCACCTGCTGCGGCTTCTGGCTTATCACCAAGGTTAGACCAGCAGTTAGGCAATGTTGGCTCGCCGTTCGGATCGTACTTATCTTTGTAGTAGATGCGTGACACTTTAGGCAGTGCGCCTACGATAATCACGTTGATCTCACCACGCACGGCGTTGCCGATCTGCTCACCGTTGACGATGCGTTTAAAAGTACCGTTGATGTTAGCTTGGATACGGCGTGAAGTTGTAGAAGTAGCTAGGGTTTTAGCCAGATCACTCATCTCACGCTTGCCGCTAACTGCAACAGCGTTGGGTTGTTTAAAGATTGCTACGTTGCTCATGTAATTGCTCCTTACTTAGCTGTGGGTTTACGTACTTGGATAACATACTTGCGGTCGTTCTGAAGCCCCATTGGAAACTTCTCGGGGTTATCTTCGAGGAACTGGCGCATGTTAGAGGCATGGATTCGTTGTTCCAGCAGGAAAGGTGCATCGTTTTCAGTAATGAATTGATACATCGAATCCCAGTCGCTCGTCCAATACCGTGAAGATACGCGGCGAGATACTGTTCCTACGGGTGTTTTAATGCTGTCTACATTCTGCTCATTGCACAGATCAAGCAGTTTGTTGCCAACAATGTCGAACTGGTCTTTCAGTTCTTGAAGCTCAGCTTTCTGCTGCTCTTCCTTCTCTTTTATGGCTTGGCGCATTTTCAAATACACAGCCACAAGATCATTCAAGTTAATGTCGTCGTTCACGTTTGCTCCTTATTCGGGCGCTTGTTTGTGCGCCTCGTATTTTTAGTATAGAACTTTATTTGACTTTGTCAAATACTTTGTGAGATTTCTTGGCGGTACAAATCAATAATTTTTTCGTGGCTCGTAATTTTATTACGCAGCATGCTGTAAAGCCGGGACTCAACCTCACTACCTTTAATATGCACAATAGTCATAGGGTGCTTTTGTCCCGGCCTGTCGATTCTAGCGTTTGCTTGCAGATAAGTCTCTACACTTGTTACTGGGGCGTACCAGATAATTGTGTCTGCTGCGGTCAGTGTGAGACCGTGTGAGGCCGCTTGAGGCTGTATGATAAGAACTTGTGGGTCAGTTTTTTCTTGAAATTCTTTTACCAATTCGCTGCGTTTGTTGACGCTAACCTTGCCGTTGATGACCCCGCAAGAAATTTTGTGCTTCTCTAGTGTCTCGCGTAGCAGCTCTATGGTGTGCGTGAAAGGCACAAAGACCAACACTTTGTGTGACGACTCTTCAATAACTTCCAGCACTGCGTTTAAACGGTTGCTCACATCAAACTCTATGACTTCTTTGGTGTCGCTGTACACCGCACCACCAGATATTTGCAGCAGCTTGTTGATGTTTACCGCTGCGTTAATAGAGCTTACTTCTTCTCCATCAGCTTCAAACAACATTTCTTTTTTAAGCCGCTTGTAGTAGGCCGCTTGCATCTTGGTTAGTGGGGCATCACGTTCAACGTACGTCACGCTAGGCAGATCAAGGCATTGATCTTTTTCAAACCGAATGGCTGGCTGCAATATTTGATGTACGAAGTCTTGGGCATCCAACTTTGGTGTCCATTTGAACTGCGTAACTTTGTACATAACCTTATCGCGGAACTGTCCAAAGTATTTTGGTGTGTTGTCGGGGTTGACTAGCTTAGCTAAACCAAACGCATCAACTGGTGACTGCGCTGCTGGAGTACCAGTAAGCATCCATAACCAAGGAGTTTTATCAGTTACTTCACGTAATACTTTCCACCTATTAGTCTGTGGGTTTTTATAGGCGTTAGCTTCATCAACAACAATAAGGTCAAAGCCACCAGCCATAACTTCATCCTTAACGATAGCTAGCCCGTCAAAGTTTATGATGACAAACTCAGCCCCGGCAGCAATAACTTTCTTCCTAGCGTTAGCATCGCCATGAGCTACAGAGCAGCTACGGTGCATTGCAAACTTAAACATGTCCTGCTGCCACGCTGATTTCAT